TCATCTTTATCTTTTTCAAAGAAAGGAAATATTCAAGCACTTTTTGAACTTCCTTGTGAGTTGTACCATCGTTTTCAGATCTCACAAAACGATAGAAAAGCTGATATTAAAATCAGACAGGTATCATGTGTACCTCATATTGTTGTAGCGTTAGAAGCTATGTTTTTCTATAATATCCTAGAAAGATGTAAGTTCTTGTGCGTTAATAGCGAAAGTTATTCATACACTATAAACCAGAGAAATATCATTTTATCTAAAAGAATTATAAGGCTGAGAAAGGCAAGAATCCCTTCTTTAGATGGTAAGTTCCACTTCTATAGTTTAGATTACTCAAAATTTGATAGGAACATTCCAATCTGGTTTGTTGATATTTTTTATCAAATTATGAAGAACAATATTCGTGATATGTCAAAGAATGAAGCTATTGTTTATGATCTAATCAGATTTTTTACGAAGTATACACCATTTATTTACAGCAATCAGTTATTCTTAAAACTTAGAGGAATTAGTTCAGGTCTTTATATTACTAACCTTTACGATACTCTTTTCAATATGACATTGATAAAGATAACTGAGATCTTCTTTCACGATATACCAGCTAGTTTTGATGATATCTTGAGAACTGAAAAGAATGTATTACATGTCAAGTACTATGGATGTAAAGAGTTCACCTCTCTCTCCACAGGTAAACGATTTGACTCGTTGTTTTTAGGAGATGACGGAGTTGTCTATTGGTGTGAAAGAATGTTAGCATTTCTAGAAAAAATATGCTTTTTTTATTGGTTTAACTGTCAAAGTTAAAAATAAGACAATAAATGAGAATGATGACATATTTTATCTAGGAAGATATTGGGATATTAATGGTATCCCTGACCAAACTTTTGAGTATATTTCTTCTCACATTTGGTTCCGAACTAAATTCTATAAGGAAGGAGATTTAGCTTTTGATATCAAGCATTTAGATGTTATGAGAATCTTAAGTATATGCCTGCCCTTAAAGTCAGGAAGAGAATACCTTGATTTAGTTTTCTCTAACTGGGAACCTTTGAAGGATTTTTATGCTGAAAAGAGGCCTTTTTATTTGTTAAAAGACTATTTTTATGACGGTAAAGAGGAATTTTTACACAATGAAATTCCAATAAACCCTCTAGACTTTTAACGTACGGAACATTGGG